TGGTATCAGAGCAGGTATTTTGGTATATGCATACGTAGTCTAATAGGTATGGCAGCTTAAGAAGCCAAGAGGGTGGCAGAGCCCTGGCTCTGATTACACTATTCTTCAAAGGTATGTACTGTTATTAGTTTTACTTGGAATGAATTTAGTAAGCCCATGCTTAAACATATCATCATCTATGCATGTCTAATACAAGACTTACGACGTTATTCAGGGAGATAATTAATATCCATAACTACGAATACTTGTGAATCATTATAAAACTTTAAGATTAAAGGGTGTATTATTGCAAAAGGATCACGCTTGCAAAAGGCTCCAGAAGTACGAGGCAGCGAGGAGGCCTAAGACCTTGGAAAAGTGGGATGAGCACCGTGATATGAGCAATAATTCACTTAGAGATCTTAAATCATTTTATAATCATTCTAAGTACTTGTCACCTTGGATAGTTATTCTCCAGAATATATGCGTAAATGGCGTATTATACAAGCTAGACGATAGATATTATTTGTATGGCCAGTAGTTCCAGTAGAACGGCAGTACAGAGAATAGAAGACGTAATCACCCAGTGGCAAACCCACTCTCCTAACTCGCCATTGGAATACCTAGACTTAGCATTACCAATACCCAGGTTTAAAAACCCAGAACATCCCTCAGAAAAAGAACTTTTGCTACTTATAAAATACAATTTGGATGCAACCTATGACAAACAATCTATGTTTTATCGCTTATGCTTAAGACATTTCTATAAGCTTGAGGAAACTCTCCACACTCAAGCCCTTGCAATCAAAAACCTTCAAAACCAACAGCAGCTTGATCCTGTAAAGCTTGCTGAACAAATCCATCAAACCCAGCAGTTAAAGAAGGCAGAACAAGACCTAGACACCTTGTCCAAACTCTCTAATAGATGAGCAGTTCAACCACTTGGCTCACTATTAAAAATTCAGACGAATTCAGAGAATCCAGAGAAGGTCTTGTTGATCTATATACAAACGATAGGGCTAAGACCCTCCCCTTCTTAATTGATTGGCCCAAAGCCGGTGAACTCACACCAGGCGACGTCAGTGCAATACATCAGAACAATCTCATATTGTTCCAACTCTTCAAAATCACAGAAAGGCTTGAGAAGCTTTCCGATAAAGTTCAATTACTTGAAGATCACTTAAGAGGTCCAGCAGACCTTGGATCACTTGAGGCAAAGTTTGCTCAACTTGGCAAACAGATTGATACAATTAAAGCTACTTCGTCAGGAGGCAAATTCATCAAGGCTCCTCCACCTGGTAGAATCAGGGTTTCTAAAGACCCCAGAGTTGCTATTGCCGAGGTACAAAAACAGCCTCACCAACCATGAGTTCTTCCAGAACTCAAACTCTTGAGGAACGGACTCGTCCTTCCTTATTTTACCAACCTTCAGCTCCACCTGAAGAAGGCGAAGAAAGACCCATAAGTTACAATGATCAGATTCGCGATTACAGGCGAATGAGAAGGATGGGCTATGAAACTATTAGAGCCATCCGCCAACCGTTAAACAGGATATTCGCTAGACGACGCGAAGCCTTGCTAAGCCCAGAACAAGTCTCCAGGAGACTCCAAAGATCAGGTTCTCGAAGACCTGAGGCAGTTCCAGCTGAAGTCCTGTATACTGCAGGACAGGATTCTGCTCAAACAAGGGTTTATGAATCGGTTGCTGAAGAAAGCATACTGGTGATAGGAGAAACACAAAGAGATCTTCTCTTCATGGAACCCCAGTCCCTGCAAGAAATCAGGCGCCAAAACTTTCGCCATATCCACATTGGAATGGTGATAATCAAGATCAGGCCCCTGCATACTGACGCTAGAGGCACATCTGCCCTGTTAGTATTGAGAGACACAAGATTCAACGATTCCAGGGAAATCCTTGGAACGATGGAAGTAGACTTCACTAATGGTGCCCAACTAGTCTATGTTGCGCCCAATTATATGTCTACCATAAGTGATTTTTATAATCACTTCCAGCTTGCTATCCAGACCAGAGGATACGAATCTTGGGTTGGCCAGAACGCAGAAGCCAACATCGGATTATCCAGACAAGTCATTGGCAGACTCTCAAATGACAACGTTGATAGGTACAGCTACAACACAACTGCTGTTACCGACCTGCTTGCCTCCAGAGGCATAAGAGCAATCGAAGGTGCTAGAAGCATGCCGGACAGATCCAACTCTTGGAACCTTAGGCCAAGTTCTGTCCAGAATCAACAATCAATGATCCCAACTGCCTATACTGCCAGGCGGCACATCAATGGAGACACCTCCATTCGATTTCATGACCATGTGGCTAACCTTGCTCAAAGGCCACAAAATAGTGAAGAACTGGATGAGGAAGAAGCAATCTTCTCAAGACTACCAAATGATCAACATGGTAGTTCTCACTTCACTCACACAGTGATGATGGCCATCCAGCCCTCATGGGAAATATGCCAAGGTATTGTTCCTGAAGATACCTTCTACACCAACGGCGTTTTCCACGGAGATATGAGGAATATCGATCCTTACTTCAATGAGTATCAAGTTGATACTATGCCTTGGATCGAAGAAACAAATGAACAGCTTGCTGATCAAGCTGAGGTGATAATAGAAGAGATGGATCGAGATCAACACTTCATCGTTATCACTGATGGAAGCAATTATCCCCCTGGATATTTTGACTTTCCAGATAGCGACACAGAAGAACCAGATGACTATGCTGAGTTCTTACAAGACCTGGCTGAAGCACCCAGCCAAGATAGATCATCTCTATATGGATCTGAAGATCGTTCACCAGAAGTTTCTACGAAACTTGATCCTAATGATCCTAATGTGGATTTCAAGATCCATGAGTACTGCTGCCTTAGCCCAACACATCAATCATGTGGCTTCTTTCAGGCAAGTACTTCAACAGCTCATCAAAGTGCGGAGCAAAGCGTGGTGGGAACCAGTAACAATCAAAACAATTTCCCAAACACCACCGAATGGCTTGATGACACACCACTTGAATTTCCAGAAGAAAGGCTGTCATATTCCCAGTGGTTCTCAGAGGATCCACAAGTGTTAGCTCAACCACCCTGGAGCCAGCACTCAGCCAAGGTGTGCCATGTCCTTGATTTAAATACAGGTACATCCTGTAAACCAGTTAAGCCATTAAAGACGGAAGAGCAGCTGAGATACGAAAGGTTTGAACGGGGTAAACCTACTCAGGCTGATCGTGATGCCGTGAAATACGGTATTGAAAAGTATTGGGGACTATTAGGAGAAGAGTCAGGCAAATTTGACTACTTTGTGAAGTACAGGACTCCTCCATGGGCTACACACTCCGTGTGTACAATCAACGAAGACTTACCACCGGCGTTTAATCCAGACGAATGGGATGACCTTCCCTTCGAGTACACAACAGATCTTCATAGCTCAGATGAAGAAAAGCCAGTGCCGGATTATCTGTCCATGCAGACACCCAAACCCAAATACTACTATGGTGCTAGTTCATCATCTAGTAGCTCAGAAAGTGTCGCATCCAGATACAGACCAAAGAAAAATGAGAAAGTCTATAAACCAAAGCCCAAACCAATTCAGACACAAAAAGCCCAATACCAACCAAAGAAACCAAAACCCCAAAAAGAGCAAAAGGTTACAAAGGAGTGGAAGCCAAAGTTCCAAGTCCACAAATTAAGTCAAGACATTAGTACTGAGTGTCCTAACCTTGACAAATTTCTCAAAACCTTTGAACCTAAAAAGAAAGAGCCTACACCCCCAGTTGAAAAGATTTTTAGTGCATCATCCTCTTACCATGTTCCAGAGGATAGCTCAATGGGTGACACAGCATATACACCGGCTCCAAATATGATAACTCCTTACAATCCACCAGGAGTTGATGCTCGAAGAGGTAGGGCTAGAGGAAGACCATATGTCCCTCCTACCTTCAACTTGCCATTAGCTGGCAATGATACGGGTCTCATGCTTGAATTATCTGATCCTAGCATGTATAATGAGATCCTTGATCAATGGGAATCATCCACAAAGAACTTGCTAAATGGACAGCAGTTCGACTCAAACAGATCAAAAGTCGAGTATGTAGAGAACCTCCTTGGTTCTACTGCAAAGAAAACATTTCTGCAATGGAAAGTTGCATATCCAACCGACTACCAACAGCTTATTACTGTTGCTGATGATCCCCAGAATATTACTTCAATGATAAGAAGAATATTCACCATGGAAGATCCATACACTGGGTCAACATTGTTACAAGCTGTAGCCTATAAAGATGTGGAAAGGCTGCAATGCGACAGAATAGAGCATATAGTCCCATTTATGATGGAGTACTTCAAAATCTCTGCGGAGACTGGAAGACTATATGTTGACAATGAAATGTCAGATAAGTTCTTCAGAAAACTGCCTCCATTATATGGAGAAGATATTGAGAAGAACTATAAGCAGGTGCATGGTGATTTGCCAGGCGTAGCGCCAAGGATTTACTTCACTTATAAGTATCTCCAGGAAATGTGTAAAAATGCCGAGAAACAGAGAGGGCTGAAGAGCCTCAATTTTTGCAAAGATATTAGGCTTCCAGGCCAATATGCTAGAGACTCAAGCAAAAGATATGGCATGAGGAAAGCAAACACATACAAAGGCAAGCCACACCGAACTCACGCTCGTGTTATCAAAAACAAGGAAAAATCAAAGAAAGGCGTCATTCGAAAATGTAAATGCTACATCTGTGGAGAAGACGGCCACTTTGCTAGAGAGTGCAGAAGTAAGATGGTCAACGTTCAAAGAGCAGCCATCTTCAACGAGCTAGAACTAGACGACAGTCTAGACGTTGTTTCAGTTGATATGGGAGAACCAGATTCTGATCATATTGTCTCCATGTCAGATGGCGTAGGGCCAGAAGCAACGAGGAAATACTTAGACAGTCAGTTCACCCTTCCTTGGGCAACTGAATTCATTGGTGTCTTCCATGTTACAACTGACACCCTGTCTATGAACGAAAACCTTGGTTGGAGATCGAAACCTAAGCTGTCAGATGATCAACTCCTATGTGATCATGAAGGTTTCAAAATTTGTGCTAAACCTGCAGAAGCAAGAATCAAATGCCAAGAGTGTAGTATCTTCACTACACCTCAAGCACGATTCCTATGTGATTCGTGTAATCTGCTTCTTTGTGCTATGTGTGCACAAGGTTATTACGGTATCAACATAGTTGAGCCCGTGGTACCAGAACTCCAACATCATATCGAGAGGCCAAAAATCGATAAAGGAAAGAAGAAGGTTTCCTGGCAGGAGGAAATCCAAGATCTAGAAGGTATGTCTGAAATACCTTATGCAAGAGCCAGACAGAGTTTGAGAATGCTCAGTAGCGATGAAGAACAGCCAAACAGACCCCAAAGACAGGCTGAGAAGGAGTCTGATACTATCATCAAAATGGCTAGTATCATGGCTGAACAAACAAAAGAGATATCCTACTGGAGAGACAAAGCCGTAGAGCTAAAACAAGCTCTAGGAGATTTACAGAGAGATTATGCCCAATTGCAAAAAGAAGTTGAACTTCTAAGATGGCATAATGTGGTCAAAAATTCTCAACCTAAAGAAGCTGACGAAAGTTTGGAAACAAACGAAGATTCAATCAATGATGGTCAAGAAGATGCTAGTGGCGCAGAGGCTACAAATGATATGGACGAAATCCTTTCTGTCCATTCTCAACACTCAATGAAACATTTTGAGTTTGATGCCCTAGTTAACATTGAAAGACCTGGTCAGCTCAACAAGTTGTACAACTTTGGATGTGAGATCCAGTGTAATGGAGGTTCACCATTCACTGCCAGAGCCATATTAGATACTGGTGCTTCAATCTGCTGCATCTGCACCAGTATAACACCAAGAAATTGCCTTGTTGAAACTAAGGAGGCTAGTTTCAATGGTATCACATCAAGTTCAAAGTGTAACCAAAGATTAGCAAGAGGAACATTCAAGATTGGCGATCACATGTTCCAAATACCACTGGTTTATGCTTTTCAAATGAATCCCCGTGACGATGTAAAGTTCATCATAGGATGCAACTTTATCAGATCCATGAAGGGCGGTATAAAAATTGAAGGTAACACCATTACCTTTTATGAAAGGTCTTATTCCATTCAGACTTGTGAAGAATCCGGCGAGATTGCTGCAAAATATGCAATCCCAGAATTAGAGCTCAACGAGAATGAATACCAATGTCTGTCCGAATCAATCTACCTCAACATAGGGACGACATCAGATGGTTTCAAAAGCCGATTCACTTCCACAATTGAAGACCTGAAAGCCCAAGGTGTCATTGGAGATGCTCCCTTACAATTATGGGAAAGAAACCAGGTGAAGTGCAAGTTAGAGGTGATCAATCCTGATATCACAATATCCGATAAACCTCTAAAGCACGTGTCAATTGGTCTTAAACAACAATTCCAGAACCAGCTTGATCCTTTGCTCAAGATGGGTCTCATACGACCAAGTACTAGCAGGCATCGCACAATGGCGATGATAATCAATTCTGGAACAACAGTTGATCCAGTAACAGGAGAAGAAAAACGTGGAAAGGAGCGTATGGTTTTCAACTACAAAACCCTCAACGATAATACCTATCGTGACCCATACTCTCTTCCTGGTATCAACACAATTATCCAAAAGGTTGGCAGATCCAAAATCTACTCAAAATTTGATCTGAAGAGTGGATTTCATCAGGTTGCTATGGATCCAGAATCCATACCATGGACGGCCTTCCTTACTCCACAAGGATTGTTTGAATGGCTAGTCATGCCATTTGGTCTAAAGAATGCACCAGCTATCTTCCAAAGGAAGATGGACAACTGCTTTTCACGATACAGCGATTTCATTGCTGTATACATTGATGACATATTGGTGTTTTCTGAGAGTGAAAGAGACCATGAGAAGCATCTCAGAGTTATGCTTCAAGTTTGTCAAGAAAATGGCTTAGTTCTATCCCCCACTAAAATGAAGGTTGCGGTCAAAACTATTGAGTTCCTTGGAGCAATACTAGGGAATCAATGCGTTCAGTTACAACCTCACATTATCCAGAAGATTGTTGACTTTGATGAAGAACATCTTCAAACGAAACAAGGGATACGATCATGGCTTGGGATCTTAAACTATGCTAGAACCTATATCCCAAATATAGGAACCCTTCTAGCCCCTTTTTATGAAAAGACCTCACCACATGGAGATAAGAGGTTAAAGCCTTCTGATCGAGAACTAGTCAAGAAGATCAAGGAAATGGTCCAACATCTTCCTCCTCTAGAACTGCCACCCCCTGATGCTTATATCATTCTGGAAACAGATGGTTCCATGGAAGGTTGGGGCGGTATATGCAAGTGGAAGCACAAGAAGAATGATCCACGCAGTTCTGAAAGAGTATGCGACTATGCAAGTGGGAAATTCCCAGTTGTTAAAAGCTCTATAGACGCAGAAATCCATGCGGCAATGTTCACATTAGAGAAACTCAAGATATACTATCTTGACAAAGAGGAGATCATCCTCAGAACAGATTGCCAGGCTATCATTAGTTACTACAACAAGAGTAACTCAAACAAACCGTCCAGAGCAAGATGGATAGCCTTTACTGATTATATCACTAACACAGGGACAAACATCAAGTTTGAGCATATTGAAGGCAAACTCAACGTGTTAGCTGATGCACTATCCAGAATAACTTGTTATTTATGCACTGCAGGCAGCCAGGGATGTCTTGCACCAGAAGAGGACGACCATATGAAGGTAATGGAAACATTACCGGAAGAAATCAACTCCCTGAAGGATACCTCGCTCCAAATAGAGCTCCAAGAATCTTTCCTGAAGAAGATTTACTATCTCACACCAGCTCTCGAGTGTATCGACATACCATACATCGGCGGGACTATGGAGATGCTCTCCCAACCAATGCTTCAACAGGGAGATGGATACAACACACCCGGGATGTCATGTTTAGAAGAAACGTCTTTGAAGGAGACGTCACAGCCAGCATTATCAACTTTCACCTTAGGCAAAACAGAATTCGTGAAGCCAGAGAAGCCATCGAGCTCCTATGTTACTACTATGAGGAAGAAATAGCCCTCGCTTGGGCTAGATCACACCATAGAAATGGCCAAATTCATGAAGAAAACCTCCGGCTGATGCGCGAAAGAAGAGAATTTGCTGAAGAAATTCTCATTTCACTATTCAACCTCACTGAACGGTTACCAGCACAGTATGAGCAGCATCCATTCCAAATCATCATGACGGATGCAATGACGTCATTGAACAGAAGTAACCAGGGTTGAGTCTGTTAACTATGTATAGTTAAGTGTGTAAGTGTGCTGTCGTTGTCAAAGGTACATAATGATTCATTATGATAGTGACGATGGGGCCCCATGTGTACCCGGCTATTCATATGCATCTTATCTTACCTTAGTGTGTAGGACCCACGGTCCACTAGTGTGTAAAGTGGTTGGCCTGTCAACCACTCCTTTATTTGCTTTACTTTTAAGCTGTTATTTCTGTCCATATGTTTGGGACAGCTGTTATAGTGTGTTACAGCTAATATGCTTAGCCGTTAGGACTTGCTTGGCCTATAAATAGGTCTGAAGCTCAGAGTTGAAATCACACTGAAAAACATTCAGAAGATTTCTCTCTCTAGAATAGCTTCCTTGTAAGTTTCTAAATTCCGCTTTTAAGTTTGTATTTCTTTTTAAGTTAATAAAAGAAAGAGGGAAAAAGATCCCCCATTT